CCAAGGGAACTTAATACAAGTTCTGTTTCTCGTTTACAAGATACTAGATTTTCCTAAAGTTTAGCTACTCTATCTCTAAGTCTTATTGCCCTATTACCAACTTGTGTAGCCCAACGACTGTCCATCATTTCAACTGAAGCTTTATCCCAATCACTTTCATTAATAGCCCCAATGAATTTTTTAAATCCACCCAGTCTACCTCTTCCCATGTTGAACATCATATTAACAAGAACTTCTTGTAATTCTCCAGGATAATTATTCCAATTATCTCCAAACAATGCCTCACATTCTGATATAGCAATATCTAGATCTTTTTCAAAACATTCCTTAACACGTTCTTCTGTGATTGTAGTGCCAGTCGCAGACCCATGTTCTGCATCTCCTTCAATGATAAGATGGCCAACCCCGAATGTAGGATAACCAAGATGGTCAAGATATACTTCATATACCACGCCCTCATCAATTTTTAATTGTTCGTAAACAGCTTCCCTGTTCATTTTTACCTCTCAATGGTTTTCGTAATTTTCTAAAGCCTTAGATGCTATGTATCCAAACTGTTCATCAGGCTTCATATAGTTTATAGTAATAGACTTTCTAGAGTCTTTACTTTCGTTTGTTGTAGTAATATTTATTTCATCATCGCGTTCGTTATTGAAATACCCTTTAGGTTCTTCACTAGCAATTGCTCGATTAAAATTACCACCTCGATTGTATTCTTGATTGTCAGATTTACTTTCCTCATTAGACCAAACGTTTTTATTAAACACATAATGTTCTAACCAACCAGGCCATATAATTAAATCTCCTGTTTTAGGTTTTATAACTGTGTCAATATCTATGCCGTGCATCTTGCCAGGCAACCAAGCTTCTATTAAATTACCTATAGGATTCCTAAATGCTATAGGTGTATGCCTTTCCTCATTTTGAACATAGTAAGTACATATCAACATAAACTGTGAATGGTTATGCCAATCGTAACTATCTTTTTGGTCAAAGCATGACCACCAAGAAAAAGCTCTCCACATTTTATCTAATAAATGTTCATGTGGAAAATTTGTTAATGACCTTAAATAATTTACTGCGTGTTCCCTTACTCTAGTTTCTAGTTCTTGGTAATGCGTAATACCTTCCATAGCATTTGTTTTAGTTTGTAAAACATGAGTGCCTTGTGGGTCAGCATACACAGAAAGTTTTCTAAAGTTTCTACCGAACTCTGGATTTTCTTCTTCGTAATAAGCTTTGCTATCGTATTGTTTTGTAATATCCTCATTTAGACTTTCTTGCAAGTCCATTGAGAAATTTTGTATGTGATATATAGGTAAACCAAATAAGTTCCAATGTGATTGATTGTCTTCTAGTTTCCTGGCTGTCATAAAAATATTTATAGTAAAAAAAAGAGGGCAAGCTCGAGACTTGCCCCCAAAAACTTATTTAAGTTTTAGTCGTCTTCTGCTAGGGACTTGAAGTACGATAATGTGTCATCATCGTCATCTTCTACAGCCGAGCTAGTTTCGGACACTGGTGATGCTTGGACGTTTTTCACTTTTTCCATAAACTGTTCGTCTTCAGCATCTACTTTAGGCTGAGAAATACTCTCTGCCGTTGGAGCAGTCTTACTTCCTAGAACCATATCTAGTTTGGACTTAAGCTCTTCATAAGTTTTAAAGTTCTTAGGATCAACCAATTCAGCTAAGCTGTGTTGTTCTCCCCATAGAGCTTCGATTGCTGCATCATCTGATGCTACAGGTGAAGGACCATCAAATTCACTTTTATCATAATTTCTAAATCCTTCTACTTGTCTTATTTTAAGTTTGAAGTTAGCACCTTCCCAAAAATCAAATGGATTTAAAGGAGTTTCATCTTCGAACTGTGGTTGCATAACATCTTTAATTTTATCAAAGATCTTTTTCCCGAACTTGTATGTAAATACTTTACCTACGTTGTCAGGATTGCCTGAATCTTCAACAACCAAAATGTTAGACCAATAATTTAATCTTCGTTTTTGTTTACGAGCGATATCTTTATTAGCCTCTACACCTGAATTCCAAAGCTCAGAATTTAATTCTGATACTGGGTCTGGTTTGTTAAGTGTAGTTAGCGAGTTTTCTATATACCACTTGCCTCCAGGTCCTTGGAACCCATGATTCCAAATTCTAACCCAAGGCATATCCTCTCCTTTAGGAGAAGGCAAAAACCTAATAACGGCATAACCGTTACCTGCTTTGTCTACTGTTGGTTTCCATTCCCGACCATCATCTTTATTCCAATTTGATTGGGGATTTGAGATTTTCTCGACTTCCTTCATTAGATTATCGAACTTACCGCGAGAATTCCTAAGTTCACTAAGTGTATTAAACGACATATTTACCTCCGTATTGCGTTGTATATTGTTTTTTACGTTGTATTAGAAACATTTCTGTTCCTAGCAATATTATTTATAAGACTAGCATGTTTAACTAAGAGTGTTTTGGTACTCTTTTTACCCATAAAAGGGTCATACTTTTTAATTAGTCTACAGTAGTCTGATAGAACTAAATCGTCTACATACTCATCTACAAACCCTATCATCTTATTTAATATCACTACCGTTTCCAATGCTATTTGTTTGCCTAATAGCATTTTTAATATTAAAGGATGTTGTTCATCTTTTGTAGCATCCTCTATATTATCTTTTTCCATTCTTAATTGTATAGAATGTAAATCCTGTTCAAATGTATAATTTAATTTTTCTTTATTAGCTTTCCAATGTTTATATCTTTCCATTGCCTCAGCGTCAAACATTCCGCCCCATTTATCTCCACTAACAAAATTAGCAATCAGTATATTAATTATTTCTTCTCTTGAAAAGTCCCTTGCTAACTTTCTAATAACCATTAAATCTTTTCTTTTTAGAAATGTTTCTTTTCTACCTTTAGCTGCGTACTTATGTTTGGTTATATCATACGAATCTGTCGTGAAGTGTAGTTTCAAAGATAGGTATATCTTATATACGTCAAATGGTTCCATTATAAAGGTAACTTATTCTTTCTTTTTTCTTTTAGTAAATTTAAATCCAAAGCTTCTTCTTTAATTTTATTTTTTAAAGACGCAGTTAAAAACTTGCTCACACTTTCTACTTCTATTTCCTTCTTAATACAATAATCACAAAGAACATCTAAGTGTCCTGTGCCTGTATTAAATGCTAGTTTTTCTATAAACTGAGAAAACTCCGTTGTAGTATGAAACTCTTTAGTTACTAAAAATACATCACTAATTTTTTCTTCTGGCATATCTATTGTATTGTCAATTATTTTTCTTAATGTCATTATGATTCCTCTTAATCCAATTTATTATGTATTCATGCACATCATGTGTAGGGAAAATATAAGGTTGAGAACAAAATGTTTTTTCTGCTTCTCCTGGTCTATTAAAAGAATGTACTACTGGAGCGTCAAAACTATCGGCAATAGATTGTATTGTTTTGGGGTCTCCAGATCCAAAATGTGCAACTCCTGGCGTTGCTTCATCTGCTAGTAATTGTAATAATCCTTGTACTACATCGTCTACGTGGGTAAAGTCCCTTTCTTTTTTACCCGTGCCAAATATTGTAAGAGGTTTTCCTTCCAAATAATCCATTTTAAATTTTCTAATAACGGTACTGTATTCTCCGTAGTCAGCTTCACCTGGTCCGTAAACATTATAAAAGAACATCAATACAAAATCTAATTGATATAACTTTCTATATAATCCTAATATCTGATGGCATTGTAATTTGCTTAATGTATAAGGATTTTCTATAGACTCGTCGTATTGTGTACTGCTGGAAGAAGCAAAGAATAATTTACAATTAAATATTCTAGCCCAATCAGCTACTGCCGCTGTGGTTGCTATATTATTTACAATAGTTTCTGTAGGATATTCTAATGCTCTTCGTATCCTAGGACTATTAGCTAAATGTATAATAGCTATTGGCGGTTCTATAAATGCTTGGTGTGGATTAAATGTGGCAACGTCTTTCTGATAATATTCTACGTTATCATGTTCTATGAAATAGTTGCCCGTCCTGTTATCGTCTATAACAGATACGGAAAACCCTGTGTCTAACAGTCGTTGGGTAACGTGGGAACCTATGAACCCACATCCTCCGGTTACTATTATATGTGGCATATCCGTTAGCATAATGTATTATTATAGACTCTTACTATGTATAAGTCAAGAACCTATATCACCAAAAGCGGATAT